AAATACGAAATGCCACCAGTATTTTTTATAGGATAAGAGAGAATAATACACCATGGCGCGTAACGTATTTTTTAGTCAAGGTACAAAGTCCGAACAAAATCTTGTTGAAGATCTTGTGATTGAGGCATTAAAAATCTACGGGTTCGACATGTACTACTTACCTCGCAGCATGGTTTCTCGCGATACGATCTTGAATGAAGACATTGAATCAAAGTTCAGTGAAGCTTATATGATTGAAATGTATATCGAGAATACAGAAGGCTTTGGTGGAGATGGAGCGTTTATGTCAAAGTTTGGACTACAAATACGCGAACAAGCGACCTTTGTCGTATCTCGTAAGATATGGAATAAAGTCGTAGGTCTTTGGAACTCTGGAATTATCTCTAATCGCCCTGAGGAAGGAGATCTTCTTTATTTTCCACTCACTAAATCTTTCTTTGATATTAAGTTTGTAGATCATCAATCCCCTTTCTATCAACTGACGAATGTTCCAGTTTACAAACTGCAGTGTGAATTATTCGAGTATAACAATGAAGCAATTAATACAGGAAATTCTGATGTCGATGCTTTAGAGAAGAACTTCAGTACAGAGACTTACTTATTATTATCTGGATCTGGTCAGAAGTTTACTTTAGGTGAGATGGTCACTCAAACTCTTTCTCCTGCAACAGAGACAAGCAACTCTGTCGAGATCTATGGAAAGGTGCTTCGTTATATCCAAGACGTTTCAACAGATCCATTAAAGGTTGCAATTGGAGAGATCAGCACGAACACTGGAGAATATGGAATGTTCCAGGCAAGTACTGGTTCTGCTGATGCTTTAGTTGGTCAGAAGTCTGGAGTCGCTTGGTCAATCACTCGAGTCTATGATATCGCCGATACCGATACAAACCTCACGTTTGTGAATAACGATCGTCAAGCTCAGAATCGTGACTTCGAAGTCCAGGGTAACTCGATTATCGATTTCAGCGAGAGCAATCCTTTCGGTGAAGTTAATTTCGTGGAATCACCTCCAGTTATATCTCCATCTTATGGAGCAGACAGCATCGCATTTACCGCAGACTCTACAATTCTAACAGCAGATACTCAGGAATAATCACTTATCATGGCACAACAACTTATCAATATTGGTTCAGCCGCCAACGACAAATCTGGCGATGCATTACGAATAGCTTTCACAAAGACGAACGCAAACTTCACTGATCTTTATAGTCGTGGAGTTCAAGGCGCTCAGGGTATCCAAGGTTCTTCAGGAGCAAATGGAGTACAAGGAACTGCAGGTGCAGATGGAGTTCAAGGAATACAAGGTATCCAAGGTATTGAGGGATCACAAGGTACACAAGGCACGGAAGGATCACAAGGTACACAAGGCACGGAAGGATCACAAGGTACACAAGGCACGGAAGGATCACAAGGTACACAAGGCACGGAAGGATCACAAGGTACACAAGGCACGGAAGGATCACAAGGTACACAAGGCACGGAAGGTACTCAAGGTACTCAAGGTATTGAAGGATCGCAAGGTACGACTGGCCTTGCTTTCACAATTGCAAAGACGTATGCATCCGTAGTCGCGCTTGAAGCCGATACAGCACCAACAGGCATTATTGCAGGTCAATTTGCATTAATTAATACATTGGATGTTCAGGATCCAGATAATTCAAAATTATACATCTGGGACGGAACAAACTATATCTTTGTTAATGATCTATCAGGAACTGCAGGTATCCAGGGTATTCAAGGTACACAAGGTATTCAAGGTACACAAGGTATTCAAGGTATTCAAGGTACACAAGGTATTCAAGGTACACAAGGAACTCAAGGTATTCAAGGTACACAAGGAACTCAAGGTACTCAAGGTACTCAAGGTATTCAAGGTATTCAAGGTACACAAGGTACACAAGGTATTCAGGGTATTCAAGGAACCGCTATTACTCCTGGAATTCTTTCATATACTTTTGATAGCGGAAGCGTAATGGCTGATCCTGGAGTGGGCATGATTCGATACAACTCCGGGGTTGGTTATAGCGTTACTGTTGTTGGTTATATCGGGCCTATTGCCGACCTAAAAATTAGTTCTATTACAAATGGACCAATTGAAGTTGGAATGACGGTAACTGGCCCAGGAATTACTACAACTGTTACTGTTACACAATTGCCTGTTGCTGGTGGAAACTCCATTGGAACATATAAAATTTCTGGGCAAACTTCAAACGTTGGATCGTCAGGTGCACCAGTTACCTTTACCCTTACTTCGGTTACTGGAACTTTACCAGCCACAACAAATATTGCAATTAGTGGAACTACATCGGATCTTTATAATGTATCAAATTATATTGCAACATGGGACGATTCAACCAATATTCCAAAAGGAAATCTTGTTGTTAAGAGTCTAACTTCTCCTTCGACCTATAGTATTTTTGCAATTAATTCTGTTACTTTTAATACCACGTGGTTACAGTTAGGTGTTTCTTATGTGTCGGGAGTTGTTCCTGCAAATGATGAAAATCTCATGGCTGAATTTTGCAGAACCGGTGATGCTGGTGCACAGGGAGTTCAAGGTACTCAGGGTACACAAGGTCGCCAAGGTATTCAAGGACTACAAGGTACATTAGGCTCTCAGGGTATTCAAGGGAATACGGGTGCTCAAGGCACACAAGGTATTCAAGGTCGCCAAGGTATTACAGGTTCACAGGGTATTACAGGAGCCGATGGAGCACAAGGTACTCAAGGTATTCAGGGTCGCCAAGGTATTACAGGTTCACAAGGTATTACAGGTTCACAAGGCACTCAGGGCACTCAGGGCACTCAAGGCACTCAAGGTATTCAAGGCACATTAGGAGCACAAGGTATTCAAGGTATTAGTGGTGCATATGCCGCGCAAGGTATTCAAGGGAATACGGGTGCTCAAGGCACACAAGGTATTCAAGGTCGCCAAGGTATTACAGGTTCACAAGGTATTACAGGTTCACAAGGTATTACAGGTTCACAAGGTATTCAGGGCACTCAGGGCACTCAAGGTATTCAAGGCACATTAGGAGCACAAGGTATTCAGGGCACTCAAGGTGCACAAGGTATTAGTGCAACAACAAATGGCGCAGTGTATTCATTAGGTCTTAAAAACGCTTCTACTGGAACTGTTGCCTATGACTGTGCTGCAACCGATTCTTTTTATCATACCGCTCCTGCAGCAAATTGGACCGCAAATCTTACAAACCTAAATTTAACTTCAAATACAACTCGAAATATCCATTTATATATTGCTCAAGGCGATCCTGCATATACTCCAACGACTATTCAAATTGGTGGAGTTACAAAAACCGTACTTTATAGTGGCGGAACTGCTGGACATAGAAATACAACGGATATATTTGAATTAAGGGTATTGAATGTTTCCGGTACATATTTTGTTTACGGTGACATTTCTGCATACAACTAATTTTTAAATGCTAAACAGTCATTTCTATCACGCGACAGTTCGAAAGATCGTATCGGTATTCGGTACGGTCTTCAATAACATTTCCGTGGTTCGTCGTGATCAAACCGGTAAAGTTATCAATATCCAGAGAGTTCCTCTGGCGTATGGTCCAAAGCAAAAGTTTCTGGCTCGTATCGATGAACAGCCTGATCTCAATGCTCCAAAGATTGCGATCAAGCTCCCTCGCATGAGCTTTGAGATCGTAACGATGGTCTATGACGCCTCGACAAAGATCAATAGAAACAATTTAATTTCAACTAATAATCCGGCTGACTCGATGAGTAAGCTTTCAGTCCGACAATTCGCGCCATATAGAATGGGTATAGAGTTATCCATCATGGCAAAGAATCAAGATGATGCATTACAGGTCATTGAGCAGATACTACCTTATTTTCAGCCCGAGTATACAGTCACTATGAAAGACGTGGAAGGTATGGACATACTGAACGACATACCAATCGTATTAACAAACGTTGTAATGAATGAGGACTACGAAGGTGATTTCATGACTCGCAGAGCGATCATTTACACGCTTACTTTTGAGTTAAGAGTAAGGTTCTACGGTCCTACACAGACAACTGGAGTGATTAAACAAGTCATCGCTGACATCATCAATAATGAGACGAATCAGCCTATTGAGAGAATTACTGCAACCGTAGATCCTTTAACCGCCACACAAACCCAGGCACACCGCATATTAAACGCCATTTCTTTCTTTACAAATACTACATCATTCAATCTGCATATGAATGCAGGCACCGGAATTTATGCAGCGAATGAGAGTGTAGTAGGTACAACTTCTGGAACCAGCGCTAGTGTAGTTAGTTTTACAAATAATGTTTTACTAGTAAAGAATGCTACAGGAATATTTAAAGTAGGAGAAACTGTCGTAGGTCAGAACTCAAATACCACGAGAGTCATAGGTACGATTGTTCCTACCTACGACGCTTAAAGCTTTCTTTATATAATGAATAACTCTGAAAAAAATAAATTAGATCAAGAAGAGATAAAAAAGAGGTTAGAGGCAAACTTACCTTCTGACTTAGTAGCAGGAGTAATAAAAACAGATACTGCTGTGGAAATTGATAAGTCGATAAAGTCTGAAAAAGATATTGATGACGACTATGAATTTTCTCGAAAGACTTATAGAGATTTAGTCGATAAATCAAACCACGCGATAGAGTCTATGCTAGAATTGGCGAGTAATTCTGAACACCCAAGAGCGTTTGAAGTACTTTCAAACATGTTAAAGAATACTTCTGATATGACTCAAAAATTAATGGATCTTCAAAAAGATAAAAAGGCAATAAAGAAAGCTGAAGAAAAGTCTCAAGCAAATTCTACAAATACTACGAATAACAATCTATTTGTTGGATCCACGTCTGACCTGCAGAAGCACTTGATATTAAAATTATCTGAAAACAATGTCACAGATGTTCGTTAAGCCTTCCCATCTCGGATATCTCGGAAATCCGCAAGTGAAACGAGATGGCGTAAATCAACAATTTACGAACGAAGAGGTGTCTGAATATCTCAAGTGCATGAAAGATCCAGTTTATTTTGCAAAAACTTACGTAAAGGTCATAAGTTTAGATAAAGGATTGGTTCCATTCGAACCGTATCCTTATCAGAAAAAAATGTTTGAGCATTTTAATGAAAATCGTTTCTCTATCGTTCTTGCGTGTCGCCAGTCAGGAAAATCGATCTCGTCAGTGATATACATCCTTTGGTACGCGCTGTTTCAACCAGATAAAACCATTGCAGTTCTTGCGAATAAGGGCTCTACTTCTCAAGAGATGCTATCGCGTATCACACTAGCGCTTGAGAATTTACCTTTCTTTCTTCAACCGGGCTGTAAAGCTCTGAATAAAAGATCCATTGAGTTCTCAAATAACTCAAGAATAATAGCTTCTGCAACATCTGGATCTTCAATTCGTGGACTTTCAGTCAATCTACTTTTTCTCGATGAGTTTGCCTTTGTTGAGAAAGCTGGCACATTTTATACG